CGACTAACGCCCAGTCGTATATTTCATTAACCGGAACATCATACGGTTTGAATCCTTCTTCGTTATTAAAAGGAACGCATTTAATATAACCCTCTTTATCAGACTCTTCGATTTTTTTTATCATTATTCCATCATAGGTTGCCAATGCATATACTTCACCCCAACGCACATGAGAGCGACTTGTTACAATTCGACAACCGACAATATCCCGATCGTTAATGCTTCGTTCTGGAACGTTTCTATTAATCATGCTACGACCTCCGGCGCGGATCGTAAAATCACAACCGGGCATATCGGGGATGATGAAGCGTTCGCAATCCCCTTTCGTTATTGCAGAGTTAAAGCCATTCGGTAGACCACAAGAGGCGGTAACTACGTCTATATGTGGAATGGCTTTACCCTTTATACCGTCATAATGCGGGACTCGTTTATCTTCTTCGTTCCCTAATATCATTTCTCCAACTCCTGTTTTGAGCCAAGCTATATTTAAATCCGGGTATACGTTCGATATTTTATCGAGTGTATTAGTTCTTGTATTATCCCCCATTTTATTAACGGCGTCATTTGATAATCCACTTCTCCTCTCTAATGTAGCCTTGTCTATGCCTTTGTAGGCAATATAATCTAATAATCGTTCTCGTAATCCCATGATGCTTGTATGTTAATTAGATATAAAATCGAATACAAAAACTTCTTTTATTCGATACTATATCGAATAAATATCTATCTTTGTCGCATCAAAGTTAATCAATCAATCAAGAACTAACAAATAAAAGTATAGAATTATGAAAGCAGGAATGATCGGAGACGTAGAATTTAAAAAAGCAGGAAGCGAAACGGTATGTTGTGTTAGCTTGATTAATACAACAGCCGGACAAAGATTCTTAGCGTGTACACTCGCTAGTAGTAAGACTTTCAAAACGTTCAAGGGCGCAGAGAAATTTATGAACTCATTCGGTTATCAGAAGATTTAATATTAATCCGTGCCCTTCGGGGTTACATAATAAATACGATTATGAAAGCAACTAGCACTTTAACCAGAAAGACAGCCTTAGAGATATTAATCGAAAGCCGTGATAAGAACGCCATTAATGCGTTAATTTCGAAAAAAGAAATAGCATTAGAAGAGGCTGTTAATAATGCAGAATGGTATGCAAGTCTCGGGCTTGACGGAATGGCAGATAATGAAGTAGCAAGGCAAGAAAAATTAATAAGAGATATAGAGCGATTGAAAGCAGCTATTTAATATTAATCCGTAGCCCTTCGGGGCTACATAACACGATACACGACAATGAGACGAAAAAGAAACGAATTAACTGCCCTTTTAAGGGGGATGCAGCCCGGGGAAACAATGACCTTCCCTCGTTCTAAAAGAAATTCAGTTAGACCGACCTGTACAAATCTAAAATATGACGAAGGTCTACTGTTTACGACGGAAACCGATAAAGATAATCTAATTGTTACACGATTGAATAATGAACAATGGGACGAACTAGAGTAACCGGAAAAGTTGAGCCAATAGTGAAGAAGTGGCTTAGTAAAGACGAAGCAAAATCCTATATAGGATGCTCGGATGATTTTTTGAGAACGTTACGGGAAAAAGCTCTCATTTCTTTTTCTCAATTTGGAAAAATGATCTGGTACGATTTATCGAGTATAGATAGATTCATACAAAGTAATAAGGTAGTATAAAACAAACACCATGTTAACACTAAAACAAAGTCCCGCCGCTATTATCTTAATGCTTTCAGCGTGCAGCCTTGCAGAAGGCGAGCCGGAGCCGGGCAAATTAATTATCGCACTATTGATCGTATTTATAACGGTTATCTACGTGCTAGTCTGTAACTATCTAAACGTGAAACGACATGGCGGCGAATCCTCAATGTATCGGTAATTGCCGAATTTGTACGGTTCTTGGCGCGTGCCCTGCTGATACTCTAGTTTGCGAAGATTGCGGCGAAGAGATCGAACCGGGCGAAGAGATAGAATTAGAGGTCGAAACGTACGAACGTGGCAGACATGGCACAAAGATAATAACGGTTTGCGCTCGCTGTTATGAGTCGCTTTATCGGGGTGGAAACGATAACTTTTAAACAACACGATAATGACACATTGGAAAACTCAATTTAATTACGACTATCTAGGCGCTTACAGCCTACCGGATGGAAAAGATATAATTCTCACCATCCGCGAAACGAAAAAAGAACAAGTAGTCGGCGCGTCTGGAAAGAAAGAAGAATGTTTCGTCGCTTATTTCTTCGAGAATGTGAAACCGATGATCCTCAACCGGACGAACTGCAAAACATTGACGAAAATTTTCAAAAATCCGAATTTTGAGTCATGGATAAACAAGCAAATCCAAATCGGAGCGGTATTAGTTGACGCTTTCGGCGAAAAGGTTGATTCGCTTCGTATTCGTCCTTTTCTTCCGAAAGTAGAAAACTCATTGCCTACTGTTGAGACAGGATCGGCAATCTGGAAAAATATCCTCGACGGTCTGGCGGGTGGCTTTACGGTCGCACAAGTCCAGACGAAATATAAACTAACTAAAGAACAAATCAAAGAACTAGTAGCACATGAAATCAAGTGAACAAAAAGAAATCGAATGGAAGGAAAAGAGACAAGGCAAAATAACTGCCTCTACGCTTCCCGATTTAATGAAAGCGGGCAAAGGTTGTCCTTTCGGTAAAGCCGCGTTAGATGCGATGTATTTAGTACGATACGAGCGTAGAACCGGAACGATGCGAGAAAACGGAAGCTCAAAAGCGTTTGACTGGGGACACGAAAACGAACCGCTAGCGGTCGAATGGGTACGTACTCAATTAATGAATGAAATCAAATCATGTACAACTGATTTTAACGACATTGTTTTCAATGAACCGTTTGAAGGATTCGGAGATTCACCAGATTTCTATGTGTTCCTCGGTCATTTCCTCGGTCGCCCGGACGTAGACAAGTTGTATTATGTCATTTATGACGGTTATACAAATGAAGGTCGAATACTCGAAATGAATCGCGCCGACCATGCCGACAATATAAAGAAGCTCTACGACCGCATCCGGATAGCTAGCGAGATTGTAGACGAGTCTATTCGCTCCGGTCTGGACTTGCTCGATTGCGTCGATAAGGCAAAAGAGGTACTAGATTTAAAGTTGCAGATTGAATCACTAAAGCCGGAAGCAAAGAATAGCGTTCCGGTAAAGAATCAGATTTATAGGTTACGGAAGGAATTGCGCAAACAGACGAAGAAAGTACCGTCACAACACTAACACAACACGATTAATTACATTTTTATGAACACTTTAATAAACACGAAATTATGAACACTTGGTTTTTAACAAAAATCCGTTACGAGAAAGTAATGGAAACCGGGATGCAAAAGAAAGTAACCGAACCGTATTTAGTCGATGCGCTAAGTTTTACCGAAGCAGAAGCGCGAATAATCGAAGAAGTAACGCCGTTTATCTCCGGTGAGTTCACTGTGTCCGACATTTCCCGCGCACATTATAGCGAGATATTTACGAGTGAAGAGGATTCCGCCGATAAATGGTTTGCCGGGCGACTCGCTTTCACTACGCTTGACGAGAAAAGCGGCAAGGAGAAACGGACTTATACAAACGTACTCATACAGGCGGCGAACATTCACGACGCAATGAAGAAGCTCGATGAAGGCATGAAAGGAACGATGGCGGAGTATTCTTCGATTCTTCTCAAAGAAACGGCGATTGTAGATGTTTATCCGTATGAAGCGAAAAAATAAATACTTTACCAAATAATATTATTAACCAATAATGCCGCCGAAAAGGACGGCGTGAGGTGAAAGCCCTCGTATTTAAGTTTTAAGTTTAATGTTCTACGTCTAATCAGCGTAGTGAATATCTGGTTAGACGACAAATAATTTTAAATATATGGCAAAGTATAACAATGTAAAGATAGACGGATACGACTCTAAAAAGGAATATCGACGCGCTAAGGAATTAAAACTACTCGAAAAGAAGGGCATTATAACTGGACTTCAAGAACAAGTAAAATTCGAGCTTATTTCGCCTCAATATCATTTCTACGAAGTGCAAGGAGCGCGGAAGATGCTACACAAAAAAGAACTTCTCGAACGGGGCGTTTACTACATCGCGGATTTCGTTTATTATCGAGATGGTGAGTATGTCGTCGAAGATACGAAAGGAGTTCGGACAAAGGAGTATATAATCAAACGTAAACTCATGCTTTACGTTCATGGAATCAAAATAAAGGAGATATAAGAATGACGAAGAAAATAGTACAGAAGCCAGTAAAACACGATTGCCGGACATGTAGGAACGGCGGGAAAGAGAATAATTTTATTTGCTATTGCTCCGTTCTGAAAACAGGGCGGGCGATAGGGATAAGAGTTTGTAGTTATTACATCTCTCGATAGACTTTATTAGTGTGATGAATATAGACGGATATACGCTAACTGAAAAGATGCGAAAAGCGAGACGACGTTTCAGATTTACCGCCACCGAACAAGCCCTTTTTTACGAATTAGTGGCTATTTGTAACGGCGAAGATTGGAGGGACGTTTTCGATTGCTCGAACATTGAACTTTGTTTTGCGCTTAACGTGAATGAGAAAACACTAATAAAAGCCCGTGAGTCTTTAATAAATGCAGGATTGATTTATTATAAATCTGGTAAAAACAAACGTATTATAAGCTCTTATTCTTTCGTGAAGGAATTTAAAACCACTGTAACTACTACTGTAAATTTTACAGCCAATCAAACAGCCAATCAAACAGCCAATAAGGGAGCCAATCAGACAGCCAATGATACAGGGGATAAGGGAGTCAATGATACAGGGGATAGTACAGACTATAATAAACTAAAACAGAAACCAAACATAAATATACTCTCTAAAGTCTCTCATGGAGATTTTGATTTTATATCTAATGAGTTTTTAGAGACGTTTACTCTTTGGCTTGAATACAAGAAAGACAGGCGGGAAAATTACAAATCGGAAAAGTCACTCAAAGCGTGTTACAACAAATTAGTGAAATTGAGCAAAGGTAATCCGGCGGTCGCATCTCAAATCGTAGATGAATCGATTGCGAATAATTGGGCGGGATTTTTTGAACTAAAGAATAATAAAAACGAATATGGAAACAAGAAGCAAACAGACTCTACCGATAGCGGCGATTCTATCATACGGACTACCGTACTATGACGAGCCGATAGAAGTAGAGAAGCGCCCGGAGTGGTTTAAAGCGTGTTGCAAATACGTTTGCCCCGGTTTTAAGATTGACGATTCGAATAGAAACATAATGAACCAACTGTTTTTGTATACTGAAGGACGATCCGAGAAGCTAGATTCAAATAAAGGGCTATTGTTACGAGGTGACATCGGTACAGGAAAAAGTACTATCATGCAGATTCTAAACCGATATAGCTATTTCACACGTGGCAAAGCAAAGGGCGGCTATCCGGTCGGTGGCTTTAGAGTCGATTCGGCTTCCGGGATTGCAAACAGTTTTTCGATGCGTGGAAAAGATGCACTAGAATTGTACACTTACAACAACGGCACGCCGCGAATAATCTGTTTCGATGAACTGGGACGCGAGCCAATCCCGGCAAAGTATTTCGGTACCGAACTAAACGTGATGCAGTATATTTTCCAATGTCGGTACGAGTTGAGACATGAAGCAATAACCCATGTTACAACGAACTTAACGATTAAGGAAATACAGGCTATTTACGGCGCTTATATAGCGGATAGAATAAATGAGATGTTCAATGTCTTAGACT